ACAGAGAAACCAATCTAAAAAAATATAACTTAATTTAATTTATTTACATATTTATTAGTGATTAATATTACAAAAAGGTAAAGTAAAATGGGATACTTAGACAATTCATCGATAACAGTAGACGCTATTCTCACCAAAAAAGGTAGAGAGTTATTAGCAAAAGGAAGAGATTTCTTTACAATCAGTCAATTTGCATTAGCAGATGACGAAGTTGATTATGAACTATGGAATCCAGCACATCCACTAGGGTCAGATTACTATGGTGTAATCATAGAGAATATGCCAATCGTAGAAGCAGTGACTGATGAGAACTATTCATTGAGATACAAACTCTTAACTTTACCAAAAAATACAATCCGTATACCTATCATAGAAACAAACCCAACATCAGTAACATTACCAGAAGGTGGAAAGAGACAAACAGTCACAATTTCAACTATTAATGGTGGTAACGAAACATTAGGATACACAGTAACACTACTTAACTCAGACGCAGCCACTATTATAGGTGATGGTGCAGGAATTGCAAATAACGAAGATATGGTGGGTGCTACTGAAGATAGACGAAGTGTTACTATCAGTACAAATTCTGACTTTACAATTACTTCAAAAATATTAGCAGACAATACTGATATTTCAACAAAATTATTTATAATTGGTAATGAAACGGGTGGTCGTTCTGAGATTACATTAACAGTAACTAACAATGATGATATTGCAGTAGGTAACTCATTGGATTCACAATTTAGTGTCTAGAAGATAAAATTTAAAAGGAAATAGATATGGCAGTTTTACCAGCAGGTTCGTTCAATACATCAAAAAGAGTTTATACAGCATTTAAAGTAGGGGATGTTGTAGAAGGTGGTGTAGAAAAAGTAACGAGAGGTTTATGGAGTGGTAACGTAGGAACGTTAACATCATTCCACACATCTTCAGCACAATCAGCTACTCAGAAGCAATATTATTATGAGATTTATGATGGGATATCTACTACATCAACATCTGAAGCACAATTCTCAGTAACGTATGGTCATGATGCTGGTAGTGGTTCATTGGGTCAGAATGAAGATTCACCATCTAATGCAATCTATTCACAATATGCACAAATCTTACTTCCAGATAATCAAAGAACATTTACTTTTAATGATGTTGCATCTGAACACATCTATGCAATCAACATAAACAGAGCTAGAATAAAAGATAGATTAGACCCTGGTAATTTTGAATTAACTTTAGCAGAGTTGAGTGGGTCACGACCAAACATTTATAATACAGGTTCTAATATTGCGGTTTCGGCTTCAAACACAGTAATTGAACTAATTGATGATAGTGGTGATACACAACAAGCAGCTACTCAAATTGGTAGAACGTATAACTTAGTATCGGGCTCAATCCTTAATGGAGTGTATTCACCTAAAACTTATTATGGACAAGTATTTCCAGAGCAGGGTGTTATCATTCTAAATGCGGATACATTGAACACAGCCGTAAACTTCGGTACAGTTACTGGTTCAAACATTAATGGTGATAATGCATTTAAGTTATTCACCTCTATTAGTGGAGCAGCTGCAATCAGCGATTCCAATGGGTTCGCTGCAAGAAACGAAGAGAAAGTTCAATCAACATTCTATTTCGTAAGAGCTAAAAATGCTGAGTATAACTTTTCAAATAATCCATCATTTACAACTGGGTCTAATGGTGCATTCAGACAACCTACATTTGCGAACAATCCTAAATCATATATCACAACGGTTGGATTGTACAATAGTTCACAAGAATTATTAGGAGTTGCTAAGTTATCACAACCAATTCTTAAATCATTTTCTAATGAAGTATTAGTTAAGGTTAAATTAGACTTTTAATAACTAACAATATATAATTTAAATTGCCGTAAGTGTTTATTATATTTACGGCAATTTTTGTTTATACCCAAACCTTAGTATTAATAAATTATAAATCTATATTTATAGTAGAATCTAAGGACTAATATATGGCAGAAGCACTAAAACCAATAAATGGTGGTGGATTTCAACTCTACCCCTATAACACCCATAAGAGGTGGATTGTAACCAACGTCAACTATAGAACTGATTATAATTCTATATCTGTACTAAGGGGTATATCGCCATTTTATAAAGAAAAAATTAATATTTCTGAATCTATAGGATTACCTGCATATAGGGAAATTGACCAGATTGATAATTCAAACTCCAACTCAACTGAATTTTTAAAAGTTAAACATCAAAAAGTTGTATGGTCTGGATTAAATCAAATGTTCTTTAAACACAGAGCAGGTATGGAAAGAGACTTATATGCAACTGCATCAATCTTCTCAGTACCACATAATAGAATGGGTGATGGTATTAAACCACACTCAATAGGTATTACTGATTATAGTAATACCGGTTCTCATACAGACCAGATTAACATATTAGATATTAAATTAAATGAACAGCATGGTCATTTATATGATTCAGATTTAGATACCGGCTCATATGCACTATTCTCAAATTTAGCAGGTTATTGGGGATTTAACGATGAAGTGGTATTCAGAAAAACATCATTAGATAATATCATTGAAGATAGGAGTGGGTACGAACACCATGCGTATGGTAAAGGGCTGTCATATACACCAGGTATTAATACAACTGGATTAAATGAATTACCATCTGGAACTAAAGTAACATTTAATGGGTCTGATTCCTATATTAGAGTAGACCATAACAAACAATTAGATTTTTTTAAAATAAACAATTACGCAATCTCACTATGGACTGTATTACCAACATCACAATCTGATGATGTTGTAAATTACAATTGGCTGGTTAACAAATCAGGAACATTTAGAGATTATGGACAAGATAAAAAACTAAAAAATGTACTTAGACATAGAAATAGAAACAATCCAATATTTCCATTTGATTTAAAAGTATACAATCAAAATACGTCTGATAATGGTAAAGTTGTTGCAACAATATCAGATGGGAAGAGAAACATAGAAGTAACCTCATCTACTGCTATAAATGATGCAAATCAACACCATATTGTATTTAACAAAACAGGCTCTCTTTTAGAATTATGGGTTGATGGTGTAAAAGAAGTATCATCATCAATAAAATTAAAATCACAAATAGCAAACACAGATGATATGTTATTTGGTGCAAGACATCTACCAGATGGCTTTGATAATTTTTCCACCAACGGACTCGGTGTACTTAGTGGTTCTATGGATGAGGTTAGAATTTATAAAAAAGGATTAACTGAATCTCAAATTGAAGGACTATCGAATAACGATTATGTTACGGGTTCAGCATACCAAACGAATGTAGTCGGTGAAGTATTTTATAAACATGGACTTATGGTCGTATCAGACCCACGGCCTATATACAAAAATGTATGGACAGGTGCAAGTGGTAGTTGGGACTATGGGGATGATTTTGGTTGGACTACTAAATATAAGTCTACAAAACTATTATATGAAACATCTGTATTATGTGAAGTAGGCTCAAACGAATTTAATGTATCATCAAATCCTTCATTGAAAGAAGGCCAAAACCCAAATAGTCAGTTTTTACAATCATTTGTTACTGGGTCTGATTTCAAACCTTATTTTACAACGATTGGATTATATAACCCGAATGGTGATTTATTGGCAGTTGGTAAATTAGCATCTGCAATTAAAAATAGAGATGATGTAGATATTACCGTAAAAGTTAGATTTGATTTAGATGGCCCATTTGGAACACCAACTACTGGTTCATTACCCCCTGCAGATGCAGAGGATGAGTGGGAGGACAACACATCTGGAATGAACTATTATTTTCAAACTAAAAAATAAAATATGGCAAAAGGTAATTGGAGTCACATCCAAAAGTCTAAAGGACATAAGAGTGGATTAGAAACTCGTATAGATGAACAACTTAAATCACAAGGTATTGATGGTGAATATGAACAACACGAAGTAAAGTACATCATACCACAAACAAATCACACTTACAGACCCGATTTTAGATTACCTAATGGTATCTTCATCGAGTCGAAAGGTTGGTTTCTTCCAGAGGACAGAAAGAAACATCTACTAATAAAAGAACAGAATCCTGATATGGATTTACGGTTCGTATTACAATCTCCAAATGGTAAAATATATAAGGGGTCTAAAACTACATATTCCCAATGGTGTGAGAAGCATGGGTTCAAATGGGCTGGTAAGGAAATACCACAATCGTGGATAGATGAAAAAGAAAAAGTAAATTTCTTTGGATAATCCAAATATTTTTTGTATATTTGTAGTTATATGGAAGAGAAACTGCTTTCTTTATTAGAATCTATTTTGGGTAAAGCCAAAAAAACAAGTGGAGACAACTATGCGTTTTGGTCTCCATTTGCGAATCACCATAAGCCCAAATTAGAGATAAATATAAAATTAAACTCTGATGCAAATAACCCTTGGCATTGTTGGATATCCGATGAGAAAGGTAAATCAATCCGTTCTCTTTTCAGAAAACTTAAAGTATCTAAAGAGGTTTGGGATGCACACAACTCTATATTCAAACGAAAGTATAGATACAAAACAGATTCAACTACCGAAGAATCTAAGGTAGTTCAACTCCCATCTGAATACATTCCATTGTGGAAACATTCTACATCAGTCGTAAGAAAACACGCTTTATCTTATTTAGATAGACGAGGTCTATCGTCTGCAGAGATACTGAAGTACCAAATAGGGTATTGTGAGGAAGGAATATATAAACATAAAATTATAGTTCCATCTTATGATGAGAATGGAATGTTAAATTATTTTGTAGGTAGAAGTTTTTATGATACGACATTTAAACATAAGAATCCAGATGTATCTAAAGATGTGGTAGGATTTGAGATGTTTGTTAATTGGGATTTACCAATTGTAATATGTGAAGGAGTATTTGATGCGATAGCAGTTAGAATGAATAGTATCCCATTGTTTGGTAAATCACCACAATCGGAACTGCAGAAGAAAATAATAAATAAAGGGGTGAAAAATGTATACCTTGCATTAGATTCAGACGCGTTTAAGAATGCTATACGTTTCGCAGAAACTCTTATGAATAATGGTGTAAATGTTCACATTGTTGAACTAAACGAATCAGACCCATCAGATATGGGTTTTAATAATATTAATAATAAAATTAAAAATACCGAATTACTTTCTTTAAAAAAGTTAATGGAGTATAAGTTATTAGGTGTATGAGAAAATCAAAAAGAATTAAGTATGATGGCAAAATCAAAAAGATTTACCACATTGCAGATGTTCATATTAGAAATTTAAAAAGACATAAAGAGTATATAGAAGTATTCGAACGACTGTACGAATACATCAAAACTACTAAAACCGATGATAGCGTTATTGTTCTTTGTGGTGATATAGTTCATGCTAAAACAGATATGACGCCAGAGGTTATCGAAATGACTCAGACGTTTCTAACAAAATTAGCAGATATGTTACCTACGTTATTAATACCAGGTAATCACGATGCAAATTTAAATAACCCATCTCGATTAGATGCACTTTCGCCGATTGTAAATGCATTAAAACATACAAACTTACACTATCTAAAAAACGATGGTGTGTGGTCAATGGGTGGTATATCATTCTCACATTCATCAGTCTTTGGTGAATCAAAAGAAATCATCCCATCGGAAGAAGTTAGTGGTGATTATAAAATTGCACTATATCATGCACCAGTAGATAAGGTGAAAACTGAATATGGATTTGAAATTGAAAACAAAAATGTAAACGTAGACTCGTTTAATGGGTATGATTTAGTTTTATTAGGAGATATTCACGTTCCAAATCAATCGCTAAATTCAGAAGGTACAATAAAATACGTGGGTTCGACTATAATGCAGAATCACTCTGAAGCAAAATATCCAGAGCATGGTATATTGGTATGGGATGTTCAAACAAAAGAGTCTGAGTTTGTTCCCATTCACAATGATTACGGATACATTACAGTTGATGTAGAGAGTGGAAACATAGTTGGTAACCCAACTATCCCAAATAAGCCCCGTATGAGGGTTAGAGTGAAGGATACGACCCAATCCCAACTTAAAAAAGTACTATCTAAAATTAGAGTAGGTAGAAAGGTGCAAGAGGTATCAATCCAAAAAGTAATTACTGACACAAAGGATTATAGTGGTGGTTCTAATATTATATTACAGAACGTAAGAGACGTTGGGTTTCAGAATAAACTTATTGAAGATTACCTATCAGCTAGATTTGTTTTAAGTGACGACCATCTAGATGTAGTTAGAAATATCAATAACGATATAAATCAAAAATTAGGAACATCAGTCGGTATGAAAAATACTATATGGAAACCAAAGACATTTGAGTTCTCTAATATGTTTTCGTATGGTGCAGACAATGTAATAGACTTCACTCAGATGAAAGGTGCATATGGAATATTCGCATCCAATGCAAGTGGTAAGTCTTCATTATGGGATGCACTTTCATTTTGTATATATGACAAATGTTCTCGTACTTCCAAAGCATTAGACGTTCTTAACTATTCTAAATCTAAATTTGATTGTAAGTTTAATTTTGAGATTAATGGTGTTGATTACTTTATTGAAAGAGTTGGTAAGAAGTCACCCAAACGAGGTACTGTTAAAGTTGATATAAACTTTTATTGTATTGTTGATGGTGTTGAACACTCACTAAACGGTGAAGAGAGAAGAGAAACAAATTCTATAATTAGACAATATGTTGGGTCATATGAAGACTTCACACTTACTGCAATGTCTAATCAATCTAATAGTGGTGGGTTCATTGAGAAATCTCAAAAAGAAAAGAAAGAACTTCTTGCACAATTCTTAGATATGAACGTATTTGAAGAATTGTATCAAATAGCAAATGATGAGATTAGAGAATTAAGTGCTTTATTAAAGGATTATAAGAATCAAAACTTTACTGAAAAATTATCTGAAGCAGAGGATAGTTTAGTAGAAAATAAAAAACTATTATCTGAAACACAAACATTATCAGAAAAGTATGCTGAACAAAAAACAAAAGCTAGTATTAAAATTGAGAGTTTATTAGGTGAGTTAATCTCAGTAGATTCTTCGGTTATTAATACTGATAATCTTATTAAATTAAAATTAAAATTAGAAGAAAATTTAGATATTAAATCATCCGAATGTAAAGATTATGCCGATAATTTAGCTGATTTACAATTTAAGTTAAATGACTATCAATCCAAATTTAATAAGTATGATTTAAGGAATTTACAAGAAAGTAATTTAAAGTACCAAACATATGTTACTCGCATAGAAGAGATAACAT